TGGTAATATACATCCAACAATTTCATTTTATTTTACATTTATAATTTTATTTTTTCAATTTTTAGAAAAGTCTTTTTTATTTATTATTATTAATAGATGAAAGTAAATTTACCTTTGAATATAGACTATACAAATTATTATTCTACAAGTGGTCTAAGTACAAAACATTGGGGTCCATCTGGTTGGAATTTTCTTTTTTCTTGTATTATGGGTACATATCCTATAACCGTAACAAATTCAAAACAAGATTTGTTAATTAAAAAACATTTTAAACAACTATTTGAAAATATGGGTTATATAATGCCTTGTATTTTTTGTAGAGAATCTTATAAATTATTTTATAAAGAATTACCAATAGAACCATTTTTATCTGGTCGTATTGAACTCATGTTTTGGCTTTATTTATTAAGAGATAAAGTAAACAAGAAATTAATTAAACAAGAAAAAAAATGTTATAATGATGAAAAACGCAAGTTGAAGAAAAAAGTTAAAAATGGTTTAATGACAGAAGATAATTATTATAAAAATATTAATAAATTTAAAAATACAACTTTTATTACATTACCAAGTCCACCTTTTATCGATGTATTAGATCAATATGAAAATATAAGAGCAAAATGTTATTCTAAAGCAAAAAAATGTGTTTAAAAAAAATGAATATATAAATTACATTAATAAAGTAAATGTATTCAACTTATTATTTATTTATTCATGAGAATTATCCTATTGAATATGTATTTGATTATTTAAAATTATCTAATGAAGAAGGTATAAAATATACAAGTATTCAAGATCCTATTATTTTGCCTAAATATATTACAATTCAATCAATGTTTAAAGACATGTATCTAAAAAAGAAAATTGAAAAAGTCTTAGGTGATTTGGGTTACGAAAAACCTTTTAAAATTTTAAAACCATTAGTTAAAGAAGTGACACTTGTGTTACATGATTAATAATTTTTTATATTTAATAATATGATTTCTTTATTTAATCCAGCACTACCAAGTTTGATTCTATAATAAATCAAATTAACAATATCTAAATTTTCGTTTCTATTTATTTTTACAACTTTATGTTATAAAATTAAATAATTTTTGTCATTTTTTACATAATTTCTAATGAGCGTCTGTTAGTTCCAGCAGGTGTTTCATAACTACTTTGTAGGAATGGACCAACAGTCTCCTTTGGAATTGGTGGTGCGGCTCTTAGGTCGTGATACGGTATCTTATTGGAGGACATAACTGTATTGACCCCCATGTGATAACCACTAATTAAAAAATTTTGTTCCTTTAATAAATCAGATACTGGATTTTGTTTTGCAAATTCATTTGCTTCATCATATTGTGGTAAAAGTTCATCAGCTGTAAGTTGAGGTTTCCCTTGAATAATTTGTTCAACTTGAGCTTGTTCAGCAGGTGGAGCTTGAGGTGCTTCTGGAGCTTCTGGTGCTTCTGGTGCTTCTGGAACTGGAGTTGCAACAGGAACAGCAGCAGGTGCTTCTTCAGCAGCTACACCTTCAAATGATTCCTTAAAAAAATAAACATAAACAAAATAAATTACGGCAGTAATTACTAAAACCTGTAAGACATCTTCTAAACTACTAATACCAAACACCCGAGTTTTCATTTTTTTAATATAGTATAATATAATAAAAAAAGTTTTATAAAAATAAATAAATTGTTTTATATTTATTTACATTTATTTCGTTAAAATATTATTTAAAGATTATTATAAATAAATATACTTTAATAAAATTCTATTTAAAAATAAAAAAGTATGTCTTTTTCTGATGAAGAGACTTTCATAGATAACACCATTCAAGAAAATAAACAAATTTTTGATATTTATTATATGGATGATATTGTAGATTTAATGTTTGATATTAAACAACATTTTTCTAATATGCCTTATTTTTTATATTATTTAGATACCAATACATTAATTGACTTTTTTATCTTATGTGATGTAAACAAACAATCACTTACTACATTTGATTATTTAATTCCAAATGATAATAATTGTTATAATTTATTTTGTAAAGAATTTAAAAACGAAATATATTTTACACATAATATCATTAACACATTTCTAAAAAGAATAAAATATAAATGTGATTATAGAATGTGGTCTTTATTATGTTATAAATATTCAGATCTTCTTTGTTTACTTATTTTATAACTTTAATTAAATTTTTTGGTAATAGAGAATTACTTAATTGTCTATGTCCAATTTTAAATCTCCCACAAAAAACAAAATTTTGTTTAAATTCAGATGAATTCAAATAATCAACTATTATGTCTAAATTTATTTTAATTTTTGGTTTCAACATCATTAATTGTCCGCTAAAATAACAGACTTTTCCCTTAAATGCTATTTTTGAATTTCTTGTTAAACCAGAAATATATATACAATCTTCTTGATTATGCGTTTCCATATGTGAAATATTTCTTAATGCCCCCCATTCAAACCAATTTTTTTCATTAAATTTTCTAATTTTTCTATTCATAAGTTCCTGTTTATGTTTTAATAAATAATCATTTATTTTTTCATTTTCACTTGGAAATTTATGAATTAATATATAATTATCAAATTGATTTTCTTTAATAAGTATTTTTTGATTGCCAATATCTTTATTTTTATATATAGATTCTCTCCCAGATACAATTCCTACATGTATATCAAATATTTGTTCCATAGTAATTTTATTTGTTGTATTTATTTCTTCTTTATGGAATGTAATTAAACCATTTTTATTCAGTATATTTAAAGTTTTATTATTATATAAACAATTTTTGTCTAATAATTTATTTTTACAATATCTAAACACTAAAACATCAATTCTTGCTTCTTTAAATAATCTCTCACTATGTGGATGATAAATATCTGTAAATGTACCCACTTCCATCATTCTGTTTAATATAATTGATGCACTTGTTAATTTAAAAAAATCTGATGGTACGATAAATATTAATTCGCCATTTTCCTCTAATAATTCAAAGCATTTAACTATAAAATCTATATATATATTTCCTTTCTTTGTTTTTATATATGGCGGATTTCCTATAATAGTTTTATATGTTTTAGATATATCTGTTTCTAAAAAATTACACCATTCAACATCATTTTTATTTATACATTCTAATAATTCTAATTCTTTATCTATTTCATACATATCAAATTTAATATTTTCCATTTTTTCTTTGATATAATCAACTAAATTACCCTTTCCTATACATGGTTCTAATATAATATCTGGTTTATTTTTTATAAATGACAATATAGTATTTTTTAAATCTATATTTGTAGTAAAATATTGACCTAAATTTTTGTTTGTCATAATTAATTGTACTTTAATAATAATCATATTTATTAAATTTTTTATTTTAACACAATCATTTGTCGTACATAATAAAATGTTTTTTTACAACCCGTTTATATAATGATTGCAACAATTGATATAGGCATAAAGCATTTAGCTATTTGTATTATGAAATGCGATTTTGCAACTGATTTTACTACTTATAAAATAGAATTATGGGAAGTTTTTAACTTGTTAAGTGAAGATGATCATTTTTGTAACTCTTTAACTAAAAAAGGAGCTTTATGTAATAAAAAATGTGGTTATAAATATACTGATTCTAACAATACTCAATTATTTTGTTGTAAAACACATTTCCCTAAAAATATAACTTTGTCAAATAAAAACAAATACAAAAGTAAAAATGTAAAAGATTATCTTTTACAAGAAATAGCACAAATTGTATTAACCAAACTAACTACTATTTTTTCGGAAAATAGTAATTTAATATTAAATTTAACAAAAGTTCTTATTGAATTACAACCGTCTGTTAATAACAAAATGAAATTTATTAGTCACTTAATTTATGGCAAATTTGTTGAATACTTCTTATTAAATAATATTCAAACAGATGTTCGTTTTGTAAGAGCTGCTAATAAATTAAAAGCTTACACTGGACCGCCCGTAGAATGTAAATTAAAAGGTGCATACGAACAACGTAAATATTACGCTATACAATATACAAAATGGTTTTTAGAAACAAAATTTAATAAATTGGAATATGAAAAATGGTATCCCTTGCTTAATAATTCAGCAGATAAATCAGATACATTTTTAATGGCTATAAATGAAATTCATGGTATTCCTAAATCATATACAAAATCTACAACTGCTAAAAGTAAAAGTCTTAGATTAAAAAAAAGAAAAGTTTAAATTTTGTTTTTTATTTTTCTCTATACAATAAGTTATGTTGGAAGACTTTCAAAAATTATCTCTTAGAAAGTTTAAAATTAAAAGTATTCTTCCAGATGCAACAATTCTTTGTTTAGGTCGACGAAGAAGTGGAAAATGCCTACATAAAGGAACACCTGTTTTAATGTATGATGGAAGTATTCGTAAAATTGAAAATATAAAAGTTGGCGATGTTGTTATGGGAGATGATTCTACCCCAAGAAATGTACTTGAAACACATAATGGAATTGATAAAATGTATAAAATTATAAATAA